TTAATTTGCTTCAACGAATCTTTTCTGCTCCCTCTCGATAAACTCCGCAGTTCTCATATCCTGAATTTCGGAAGCGTCAAGCACAAGCGCAAACTTTCTCTTGACCTTGACCCACTCGCCGCGCTTGATAATACAGTTCTGACCGTTCACCGCAACGTAAACGTCATCGCGATACCTGTCGTTGTCCTTGAAAAGCTTTACCGAAATATATTCGTTAAGATAACGCTCGTATTCCCTCGCCTGCTCAAGAGCGCGCTCCTGAGCCTTCTTGTTTACACCGCGAAGACGCGCATTCTCCGCCTCCTTCTCGGCAAGCTTCTGCTCGTATTCGGCTTTGAGCGCCGCAATATCCTCACTGTAATGTGACATAAAATTCTCCTTATTATTTATCATGTTTTTCCCCACCGTCCCACCCACGCCGATCAGACCGGCATATCACTCCCCCAAGACTTCTCCCGGGTGAGAAGCTGTCGCGTAGCGACTGATGAGGGGTAGCTCGCGCCTCGCGCAAAAATCACTCCGACCAAGTCGGAATATCACCGCGCAGGCGCAATATCACTCGCCGCAGGCGAATCTTATACAGATGCCGCAGTCTCGATACGTATCATAAACGCCTCAACGAGACGTACAGTAACCTTAGTCGCCTTCCAGCCAACCGTAGCTCTCTGATTGAGAGGGTCGGAAGAGCCTGCGCTGCCAAGCTGCTTGACGATATGCTCAAGACCTCCGTTCGCAAGCGCGGTAGTACCGTAAGCATTCTCTCCGAGAATAAGCGTCGCATAAACGTCAACACCCTCAGCGCCTGCCTCACCGGGATAAATGATATCTCCCTTCGTACAGCTTACAGAAGCCTGGGTCGCCTTGGTGCTGTCGGTAGCAAGAGCCATGATCGAGGACGTATTGGAGCTTACGTAATACTTCTTCCCGCCAATAAGCACCGCTCTTCCAACAAGCGAGTTATCCGCAACGGTACCGTTGGAGCTAAAGGTGACCGTGTAACCCGAGGTCATCGTGCTTTCAACCGTAAGAGTTCTCGCACCGTCCGCGAGATCCTCGGCGTGGAATACCTTCGCCTCTGTGGATTCGATAAAGCGAACCCCCTCGATCTTACCGATCTCACCCTCAAAAATAGCGGAGGGATCAGCATACTGATGAGGATACTTCCACGCAGGATCGCTCATAAGATCGTAAGCGCAATCAGGGTGAATGATCGCCACGTACGCGCCGTCGATCTTCTCCGCGTTCTGATTTTTGAGAAATCTGACCGCACGTCTTATCGCGTCAACAGTAAGATAGCAGTTGCCATCCTCCTTGCCACCGACGATCTGCTCGCGGGAGGAAACCTTGCCCTCGCCGTACTGAACGTTCGTACCGCCGACAAGCACCTCGCGGGAAATAGTGTCAAGCGTTCTTCCCGCCTGGCTACCGAGAAGCTTGGTCGCCATAAGAAGATTGTTGTCAATAGCGGTCATAATAAGAAGGTCGGTAAGCTCAACGTAACCGCCGTACTGAGCGACAGTCGCGTTAACGATACCCATATTGATGGTCTGACCCGTGGGAGTAACGCCCTCCGCAATGGGATCTGTGATCTTGGGCAGCGGATCGTACTTTCGGAACTGGACCGTCTTGCCGTTACCCGCGGGAATATCGTGCTTCTGCGCGAAGCGGTCGTGAACGAGAGAAGGCTCAGCGTTATCTATAAGATAGTCTGCGTAATACGTCTTCATCTCGGGAGAAAGACCCTCTCCGTCTGCGTACTGCTTGACCGTGCTATTCTTTGCGTTTATCTCTCCCTCAGTGCCCATCACGGTCTCACCTGCACCGAAAAGCTGCAAATTGATCTTAAAATTATTCATAAACATAAATTCCTTTCTTTTTGAAAATATCTATCATAACAAATATCAAAGGTGAATTTTTTCACCCTTAAGCGCCCTTGAAGCCAAAGACGCGCGCTCACTTTTAGTCAATTTAGAAACGTCAAGCGAAGAACGAGCCGAGCGCGGCGACACCGCATTTTCCGAAATCCTGGCACGCATAGCCTTGAACTGACGGTTCATTCTTTCCTCAGTCTCCCTGACTGCCCGTTCGCGCTCAGCGATAAGAAGCGAGTCGATATCGGCATAATTTTTCGCCTCATCCTCAAGCCTTCTCACCTTTTCCTCAAGCGCCCTGTATTTTTTGAACCGTTTGTTTATCAGCCTCTGCGTATCCTCCCTGAAAAGCTCTTTAAATCTTGTTTTGATAAGCCTCTCGTATTCTTCCCTGTCGCTTTTCTCATCATTTGACTCATCACAAGCCGCACCTTCAACGCTATCAAGAGCTTCGACTCCCTCATTGGGGTCATCCCCTGCGACTTCGCGATCGCAGTCATCGCAATTCAGGTCCGTAAGGCAGGACGAGCCGTCTCCGTCTTCAAGCGAAGCGGATATAATATCTTCATCATTCATAAACGTAAGATACCTCCTTAAGTTACCACGAAAAAACGTGTCCGTGTCACGCACCGGCAGATCGGCAAGCGGCATAGACAGGCGGCTTTATCCTCCACCCCCACGCCATAGAGTCGACCGAAACCGTACCGGGATAAGTCAGAGCGATCTGTATAAGACCTATGCAGCAAAGCTTCATCGCCTCCTCGCCCGAAGGGTCGCATTCAATGTCGGCGACCCCCGAGCCGATAGAATTGATCTTAAGATATGCACCGCTGTTAGCGAGATACCCAAGCATCGCGTAAACTATCCCCGAAACCGCGGCGCAAACAATGTCCGCACCACTCTCAGAGTAGCCCGCGTGGCCGCAAATGATCGCGCGAAGCCCCGACTCACCCCTTGAAAACGACGCCTTTATCATGCCTCACTCTCCTCAAGATATTCGCGGCGCAAGCTCATCTTGAGCTTCTCAACGCCCTCGAAATCCATAAGCTCAAGCATCATAAGCGTCCCCTTGACGTTCTCAGGCAAAAACGCGCCCGAATCGTAAAGGGATTTGGCAAATTCATTCTTCTCCTTTGCCTCGGAGGGTGACTTTTTGGTAGCGGATACCACGATGTCAAGGTGAGGTCTGTAGCCATCCTCACCAAAGGCAAGCTCTCCGCCCGAAAAAGTCAGATAATCCCTCGCTCCCTCGCTGCCGGTAATGCGAAAGACTCTCGCACCCGAATAAAATTCACCGATAAGCTCGATAGCAAGTGAAATTATCTTGACAAAAGCCCTGTAAGACTCTTCAATTCCGTCTCTTGAGGACTTTGCCCCCGCCTCGCGAAGAACACTGATCGCGGACGCGGCGGTAACACCGCCGGTAATGCCTCCCTGCGAAACGTCACGCGAGCCGGTGATCTCCTTGAGCTCCTCGATCTTCATCTTCTTGCAGTCCATAACAGACTCATCCATCGGGGATATCTCTATCTGACGGAGCTTCTCCTCGTCAATATCCCCCTCGACCTCAACGATAGAGCGACCGAGATCAAGAAATTCCTTCTCGTTGACGCCGAGAGAGCGCTTCGCCCAGAATCTCACGCGCGAAGCCCAATCCGAGTAAGCCATCATATTGTCGTCAACGCGATTTATGTAATCCTGAATACCCGAGGCTATGGCGATCATACCAAAGCCGCAGATCCCCTCGTTGCAGGGATAAAGCCTGTCAAACACGACCGGATAAAGCCCGTGAGCATACCAGCCGCCCTCGTAATCTCCGTCGGATTCCGAGCAAAACAGCACCGTATCCCCACAGAATTTGCAAAGATGAAGCACCGTCTTGCCCTCTGGAAGATATCGCTTGTAATAGTGGTCAACGACCACACACTTCCCGTCATCCGAGACAGCGTATCCAAGTGCAGACGCGATCGCGGAGTCTCCGTTTCGGTTTTCCGAGTATTTGAAATGAGGATACAAGGCCTCAACAGCATCAATGTCCAAAGCAGAAACAATAAACAGATTCTTACTGTCCTGAATATCGGATACCCCCATCTCCCAGAAAATATCGGACAAGCTTATCGAGCGTATATCCACGTCGCCGAGTCCGTCTTCAAGCATAGTATTCCAGAAAACGCCCCAGACAGCCGTTCCGTGCTTGAGCTTTTCCCAAGCGTTTTCAGAGTATACCTGCTCAATTCCCGCTCTCTCGCAAAGCACGGGAATGATCTTAGTAAGCTTATCTGCAACCGCCTCATCGCGTTTTTCACGCGGAAGACAGCATATCTCGGGCAGACTGTCAATAATGTCAGCGTGCTTGTTGACGATGCTGTTAAAGACCCAGGAGGACGAACGGTCCGACGAATAGATGTTTTTCCAGATCTCATCCTCAACCCTCAACCTCGCCTCAAGCTCCCCCTTTTGTCTCTTGTAGGCAAAAAGATGACTCTTAGCCGCCTCAAGATCGGGGATTAAAAAAGTTTTCGTTTTTTTCATATCTTTCCTTTCATATAACGCCCCGATTCAAGGGAGCGCACGTTACTGTAAAAATCTCGTCCTTACGGGATAACGCTCACGCGCATAGCCGCCGTAAAGATCAAGCGGATCGTATGACTTTTTAAGTCCAACGCTCCCCGGGGCTTCATTCTTTCGCCGCATAGGACGCGCCATGCAAACGTATCGAAGCTCATCGTAAATGTGGTCCTCTCCCGTCGTATCAACATCCTCAACGTCAACGCTTGAGTAAACGAGACAAGGGATCGTCCTCAAAAAGTTGCGGCACGTCGAGAAAACGTAGAGTGACGGACGCCCCGCAGAGTCAAACGCCAGGCGGTCATGAACCTGCATCTTTCCGGCAATGCGCGAGTTGTCAGCGCGATCGAAATACACACCAAGTCTCTCCATAATACCGCCAATACTCTCACCGCCGTTTTTCTGATATATCGCGGGGTCGGCGATACCGTGAATGATCCTTCCGCGCAGATTTTCGTCCTCCGATTCGATACGTCGGATCTCCTCGGCAAGGCGAGTGGCCTCCCAGCGCACCCCCACGTCGGGAGTACCGGTACAGCCGTAAAGCTCGCGGATCCGATATAATGTTCCGTCGCGGTCCTCAGCATACCACCCAACCGAAAAGGGTCTCGAGTATCCCCAGTCAAAGCCCCTAATAATGCTCCAATCGCGCGGCACAGTGAACGGGGAGATCACGTGAGTGCCAATTCGTTCGGAGTATCTGTCGGGATCGTTTCGCCATTCCGTGAATACCTGACCCGAAAAGCCATCCCAATCTCCGTAAAGAAGAGCCCTGCGCTCAGCGTCGGGGAGCGACGCAAGCCGCGTAAGGTATCCGGGATCGTTTTCAAGTAGTATCTTGTTGTCGAAAACAGTAGACGGAACGAAGATGCGTGACCTTCGCCGCTCCTCCTCGTGTCCGTCGGGGAATGTGACCTTGACACTCTCCCATATCGTCGTCATAGGCGGCGCAGGAGTGATAAAGCGAGCCTTGACCCAACCGTGTCCGATCCCACCGGGGTTGGCTTGAGCGCGCATATAGCAGCGCGTGCCGGGACCGTTCGGTCGGTTGCGCGAGAAGAGATAGCTGTACTCGTCAAAGGTGAATTGCGTAAGCTCGTCGAAGTCGATGAAATCGTAACGCTTGCCCTGATAGTTGTAGCGGTCGGAGACGTGAGCAAGAGATCCGAAATAGATCTTCGCACCCGAGGGAAATTGCCATACGTGCTTGCTATCGTTGAAGACCGCGCCCGAGCAGGCGGCAGAATAGATTTCGTGAGAGCGATCTATAAGCTCGGAGAGCTGCGGATAGGTCTTGCGAAGTATCAGACCGCGATAGTGCGGGATCGAGATCTGACGGAGAGCCTCCGCGAGCGCACAGTCGCTCTTCCCTCCTCCTGCCGCACCGCCGTAAAGAGCCTCGTCCTCAAGTCGGCGCATAAATTCAGCCTGGCGCGGCTGCGGCGTCCAGATCACGCGCCTCTCATTCGCCGCCATCCTCAAGATCTCCTATTCTGTCAGCGCGCGGGATCTCAACGATTCCGCCCTCACCGTCCTCGCCGTCATCCACGTGAAGCTCCTTCTCCTTCCAGCGGCAGGGCTGGCGGTTCTTCAACCAGAAGATCTCAGCCTTGAGATCGGGCGGAACGTAGCTCTCGTCAAAGCCGACGGCAAGCTCCTCGTATTCCTTGACCTTTTTCCCGGTGTCGGGATCGTAGTCAACGCGCTTGAGCTTGTGAGTCTTGTTCGTCTTGACGCTGTATCCGGTCGCCTTCTTGTATAAGGCCTCAACGACCGAAAAATCAGCCTCCTTCCGCCCGATCTCGATCGCATCGCGGAACTTTGCGTATTTCTTTCGCCATCGCTGAAACACGTCAAAGGTCAATCCGCAACGCTCTGCGATCTCCTCATCCGAAAAGCCCTCCTCTGCCAGTCGGCGTATAGTCTCAAAGCCGTACCTGTCGCACCATTTTTTATATGATCCCTGTCTCGCCAATGCAAGCACCCTCCTTGCGAGCATCGGGCAAAGCCTCGCTGACCTCAATGACGTAATCGTCACCGGATGAACTGGACCGAACGATATATCTTCCAAGCGCGTCGCTTATCTCCTTTTTGGGGATCCTGACCGCACCGTGCTCTGCCACAAGGAGCGCAATATATGCCGAAAGGATAACGTTGGCCATCCTCTCCGCCTCGTATTTTTCTCTCTCAGCCTTTATCTGCATATTCTTGTTTTTGAGAATATCCCTGATGCTGAGAAGCTTTCCAATAAAGTCCTTCAAAAATTTCTTGAACATAACCTTTCCTCCATAAAATACTTAATAATAAAACCTGTGATTTTCATGAATACGCGATCCACAATATTAATTAATCCGCGATATTAATAAACTCACGATAATAATGAATCCGAGTTATTAACAGATCCGCGATAATCGAAAACGAACTCGCAAGCAAAGGCCGTCAGCCATCAGCATATTTTCTGTCATAATAGCGATCCATGACCGCCTTAAGCATGCAAGCCTTCCAATTTTCGGGATGACCGCAATATCCGTAAACGACCTCCCTGCGAGCGACCTTGTCAGGGAAGGTAAACTTCGCACACTCACAGACCGTCCTTTCCATACCTCTCGCGTCCTTGAGATAAGGACACATTCCTGCAAAAGCCATTGTATTTTTCCTTTCTACGCGCCCCGCGCGATTTTAACTCCTTGTGTTTTCTTTCTGTTTCATCTGCTGCTTCTGTTTTTCTTGCTGCTTTCACTCCGCACCCTGCTTTTATTTCGCATCCCGCTTTCAGTCGGCATTCCGCCTTTATTCCGCATCCCGCTTTCAGTCGGCATTCCGCCTTTATTCCGCATCCCGCCTTTATTCTGCATCCTGCTTTCAGTCGGCATTCCGCCTTTATTCCGCATCCCGCTTTCAGTCGGCATTCCGCCTTTATTCTGCATCCTGCTTTCAGTCCGCATCCTGCTTTCAGTCCGCATCCTGCTTTCAGTCAGCATTCTGCTTTCAGTCAGCATTCTGCTTTCAGTCGGCATTCCGCCTTTATTCTGCATCCTGCTTTCAGTCAGCATTCCGCCTTTATTCTGCATTCTGCTTTCAGTCCGCATTCTGCTTTCAGTCGGCATTCCGCCTTTATTCTGCATCCTGCTTTCAGTCCGCATCTGCTTTCAGTCCGCATTCTGCTTTCAGTCCGCATTCCGCCTTTATTCCGCATCCTGCTTTCAGTCCGCATCCTGCTTTCAGTCCGCATCCTGCTTTCAGTCCGCATCCTGCTTTCAGTCCGCATTCCGCCTTTATTCCGCATCCCGCTTTCAGTCGGCATTCCGCCTTTATTCTGCATCCTGCTTTCAGTCGGCATCCTGCTTTGAGTCCGCATCCTGCTTTCAGTCCGCATCCTGCTTTATTCAT